CATCCAATTGCAAGCAAAAGTTAGCACCGGCACTGCGGCCTTAACGGTTTCGCAAGAGGGCTACTTAATCGCAAACGGTACTTAATCATGGCTAAGACACCGGCCCGCTCTTACAAACTACCCGACTGGATTGGGTTGTGTATAACGTGCGGGTGTGGAAAAGAAGAGGTTGGCTTTGGTAGCGGGAAGGCGGGAGAGTGCAATCGTTGTGCAAAACAACGTTGGAATACTGCTAATGCAGTAAAACTACGGGCGCAACGTCTTCATGGAAATGCTCAAAAACGCGCTAAAACACAGGGCTGGCCAGAACCAGATTTTGGCTCTTTGTGGTTGGAAGAAAAAATTCGTGCGGGTTTCTGCGAGGTAACCAACATACCATTTGACTTGGTTACTCAAGCCAACGATACTGTCCATGCAAAAAATCCGTGGGTTCCATCCATTGATAGGATTGATAGTTTAAAACCGTATTTGAAAAACAATGTACAGGTAGTTGTATATATGTACAACGTATGCAAAGCCGAATTTAACCATTTGGATGTGGTTAAGTTTTGCCGCGCAGTTGCATCATTGGAGTGCGAAATTGGCTAAACCGAAAACACCCGCATGGACAAGGTCAGAAGGAAAGAACCCGAATGGTGGCTTGAACGCCAAGGGGCGGGCTTCCGCCAAGAAGCAAGGGATGAATCTAAAGCCCCCGCAACCAGAAGGCGGGCCGCGCAAAGACTCATTTTGCGCGAGGATGACCGGGATGAAGAAGAAAATGACTTCCGAGAAGACGGCTAAAGATCCGAACTCTCGGATTAATAAATCCCTAAAAGCTTGGAAGTGCTGAGATGGACGCAGGAATGATTTGGTCGGGTGGCTTGTCCTTGGTTCTGGGGATGGTTGCCTTTTTTCTCAAAGAGAAGTCTAATGATCTCAAACGGATTGAGATTCTGCTCAACCGTACACGCGAGGAAATCGCAAAAGGATACGTGACCAATGAAGAACTTAACAAAATTACTGAGCACATTGACCAACGCTTTAACAAGCTGGAAGGCAAAATTGACCAGCTTCTTCAACAAGGAGCAAAGTGATGCCAAGCAGCAGCAAAGCTCAACATAATCTGATGGCAGCGGTGGCCCATTCGCCAGCGTTTGCCAAAAAGGTGGGTATCCCACAATCTGTGGGAAAAGACTTTAACGCGGCTGATAAAGGCCGTAAATTCTCAAGAGGTGGCGATATGGCAACTAAACTGACTCCTAAGCATCACATGATGATGGCGCATCACCATTTGTCTATGGCAATGGGTGGCCCTACTGAAGATCCTATGATCGAAGCAGGTGAAAAAAGATTGAAACACGGCGAGCACAAAGTGCAAGAACGTGGACATACCCGTGCAATGGAGCCTAAAATGGCTGGCAGCACTACCGGCATGAAGCGCGGTGGCATGGCTAAACGTAAATAAGGAGCGCATCATGGCTGAACGTAAAGTAGCTTTGGAGCACGACCGCAAGGAAGTGCATGGTTCACATAAGCACAACGTCGATCACGTTGAGCACTTCTACGGTGGCGACGGTCATAAAGCTGCGCACCACCACTACAAAGAGCATTCAGCTGGTCACAAGCTCCATCACGAGCATGTGAAGGCAATGTGTGGCGGCGGTAAAGCTTAAGGAACTACCATGGCAACAATGAACCCCCGCGCTAAAGCGGCATTGATGGCGGCTATGGCCCGTCAACAACAAGGTGCTTCTCCTGCTGCTATGCCAGCAATGGCAGGTGCGGGCGGTTTGCCCCCTCAAGGTGGCGGTATGCCCGGTATGAAGAAGGGCGGCAAGGTCAAACGGTATGACGAAGGTGGCGATGTAGATGACGATGGCTACATGGCTCAGCCTAAAGGTCAATCTGATGATATGTCTCCCGCTGATGTTAAGGATATGAAGCAACGTGCTAAAGACACCAAAGCTTATAACAGCAACGTCAAAACCCCTTCCAACCCCAAGAAAAACTACGCGTCTGGCGGCTCTGTTTCTTCCGCCTCGCGTCGCGCCGATGGTATTGCCAAAAAAGGCTTTACCAAAGGTACTATTTGCTGAGGTGGATCATGGCTAAAGCTAAACCCAAAGCTCGGGCTAAGGTCCGGCGTTATGACGAAGGCGGGGATATTCCAGACGACGTCAAAGCCGCTAACGAAACCGATGATCCTATTTATGCCTTGGGTAAATCCCGTGGCTGGTTCAAAGAAGACGATGGCGGAAGTACTGCCCCGGCCAAGACCCAGTCTTTTGGGCAAGCTTTTAAAGTTGCCCGCGCTAATTATTTAGCAGGAACTGGGGATAAAAATTTTACTTGGAACGGTAAGAGCTATTCGACGGATGTAGCCGGTAGTAAATCTCCTGCTCCTGCCCCCAAAGCCAAAGCTAGTGCGCCCAGCGCCTCCGATAAGTTTGGCGCATTTGACCCCGGTAGTGGTGCAAATGATTGGATGAATCAGGCAGTTCGTCCTGCCGATGAGCCGGGTCTTGAAGGCGTGTATCCAGAGCAGTATTTGAGCCCAGCTAGAGCTGCGGCGGGAGTGACACGTGCTCTTGCTACAACTGTTGGACGCCGTGCCGCCCCTGCGCTTAATGAATACGTGATGCCCTTATTAGGTCGAGAAGCATCCAAACTTACTGGCCCTGCTGCGCAACGTGCATTGGCAGATAACGCTACTCGTATGTTGACAGGCCCCACAAAGGCTGAGTTGATGGCAGCGCAGCGTGCAGCTCGCGCTTCTGGTCGCTACGAAGATATGCTGAACCAAAATGCTCAGGCCGCTGGTGTAACTGCCGGTAGCCCCGCCGCACAATATCTTGCTACCAAGATGAAACAATTGGGTATGAAGAAGGGCGGCGTAGTCAAGATGGCTAAAGGCGGCTCAGTATCTTCAGCTTCTAAACGCGCCGATGGTATCGCCCGCAAGGGTCTGACCAAAGGAAGGATGCGGTAATGATTGCGTCACGTGGTATGGGCAACATCTCCCCTTCAAAGATGCCCGGTAAAAAGACGATCACTCGTAAGGATAATCCTAACAAAGTGGAAGTCTATAAAAAGGGCGGTCCTATTGGACTGTATGCTAATCTCCACGCTAAGCAAGAGCGCATTAAAAACGGTTCCGGGGAACGCATGCGTAAACCCGGTTCTAAAGGCGCACCAACCGCAGAAGCGTTTAAAAAGTCGGCTAAGACTGCTAAAAAATGACCACCTCCGGCACTACATCGTTCGATTTAAACTTCACGGAGTTAGCCGAGGAAGCATTCGAACGCGCCGGTAGGGAAATGCGTTCTGGGTACGATTTGCGTACCGCACGGCGCTCGATGAACTTGATGACCATCGAGTGGCAAAACCGTGGCATCAACATGTGGACGATTGAGCAGGGGACGATTACGTTTACCCCGGGGCTTAATACTTATGCGCTTCCAGTTGATACTATTGATCTGCTAGAGCATGTGATCCGCACACAGGCTAATAGCACAGCCAACCAAGCTGACTTAAACATTACACGGATTAGCGTGCCTACTTACGCTACGATTCCCAATAAGTTAGCCCAAGCGCGTCCCATTCAGGTAATGGTGCAACGTATGTCGGGCGAGATTCAGCCCACTACAACCACAGTTGCAAGCGCAGTAGCAGCAACAGACACCACAATTACTTTGACATCCACGGCAGGTTTGGCCGCTGCTGGGTTCCTCAATATTGACAGCGAGACTATCTATTACAACTACATTAGCGGAAACCAACTTGGCAACTGCTTCCGTGGTCAAAACAACACTACGGCTGCTACCCATGCAGTAGCTGCAAACGTCTACATCAACTGGTTACCTGCAATTACAGTATGGCCCACGCCTGACAACTCACAGACATACACGTTTGTGTATTGGCGCTTGCGTCGCATCCAAGACGCTGGTAGTGGTGTTAACACACAAGATATGAACTTTAGGTTCTTGCCAGCGGTTACGGCAGGGCTTGCGTACTACATTGCTATGAAAGACCCAGATCTTTCAGGTCGTATTCAAATGCTTAAACAAGCGTACGATGAACAATTTGATATTGCCGCTGGTGAAGATCGAGAGAAGGCTGCGATACGGTTTGTGCCACGTCGTTTGTACATTGGGAATAACTGATGGGCAATAGATTTGCATCCGGTAAAAACTCGATTGCCGAGTGTGATCGGTGCGGGCAGCAATATAAGCTTAAGCAGCTTAAAATGGAGGTCATCAAGACCAAGCTGTACCAGATCAAGGTTTGTCCAGAGTGCTGGGATCCTGACCACCCGCAATTGCAATTGGGTATGTACCCAGTCGATGATCCACAAGCGGTGCGTCAGCCAAGACCTGATACGACATACGTAACTTCGGGTATAAGCGCTAGTGGGTTTCCTGCCGGTGGGTCACGAGATATTCAGTGGGGCTGGAATCCAATTGGGGGTTCTAGATTGTTTGATACGAAATTAACGCCCAATTACTTGGCAACAGCGACGAGTGTTGGTACGATTACGATTACGACTACTTAGGAGTAGAACATGGCTAAAAAGATGATGGGCGAATCCAAAGCTGAATCTCGTAAAGAGATGGCTGAAGATAAAAAACAGGACGTTGCTTTGATTAAAAAGGCGTTCAAAGAACACGACAAGCAAGAGCACAAGGGCGGCAAGGGCACAAAAATCACTTTGAAAAAAGGTGGTGTGACTGGTCAAGCCATGAAAGCTGTTGGTCGTAATCTGGCACGTGCGCATAATCAGCGCGGTGGGAGCAAATAATGGCTAAGTTTTCTATGAAAAAGGGCGGCAAAGAAGTTGGCCCTGCGTCCACTTATGCCAAGCCCCACACAATGAGCGGCAAGTCTATTGACGGCACAGAAGTCATGAAGGACGGCGAGTACGCATATACCAAAGCTGCTAAAGATGTAGCCCTCAAAGATCCAGTGGCTAATGGTGTTAGCTACGGCACTGATCGCCCTAAACGTGATGGCATCAAGATTCGCGGTGTTGGCGCAGCTACTAAAGGTGTGATGGCCCGAGGACCGATGGCATAACCAATCCAAGGTGGCGTAAATTAACTACTATCAATTGGTCACTGCTGTTCAAGACTATACCGAGAATACATTTTCTACGGTAGATATCAACACGTTTATTGAACAAGCTGAACAGCGAATTTACAACGACATCCAGTTTCCGTCGCTTCGCAAAAATGTCACTGGCACTGTTAATTCTGCAAACCCATATCTGTCTGCCCCGGCTGACTATTTATCCACTTATTCTTTGGCGGTCTATTCGTCTGCGTCTACCACCGCGACTGGAACTGCAGGGCTAAATACTATTACTGTAGCTAGTGCTTCTGGTATTGCAATCGGCCAAAATGTAACTGGTTCAGGTATTGGTGCAGGCGCTATTGTGGTAAGCATTTCAGGCACAACTGTTACGTTGTCTGTTGTTAATAAGGCCAACTTAAGCTCAACATCTGTATCTTTTCAAGGCCCATACCAGTATCTTCTAAACAAGGACGTTAACTTTATTCGTGAGGCGTATCCTTGGCCCGGTGTAACGGGGTCTCCCGTACACTATGCAATCTTTGGACCGACAACCACAAGCGGCAATGTTACTAACGAGTTATCATTCTTGCTTGGCCCAACACCAGATACCACATACGGTGCTGAGTTACATTATTACTATTACCCTCCGTCGATCATTCCCGGAATTGTTACTAGCCTGAATAGCACATTTACTGGGGGTTCGGGCTATGCTAACGGTACGTATTACAATCAATCCTTGACTGGCGGTACGGGTTCTGGTGCAAGCGCTACAATTGTGGTATCGGGGGGCGCTGTTACTTCTGTTACATTGGAAACTGGGGGTACGGGATATGTGGCTGGTGATTCTCTATCTACTAGCCTTAGCACTGGCAGTGGGTTTGCCATTACTGTTTCCGGAATAAATCAAAACACAGGTACGACTTGGTTGGCTGATAACTATGATGCCGCTATTTTGTATGGTACTTTGGTTGAAGCCATCACATTCATGAAGGGCGAACAGGACTTGGTTGCTCTGTATGACGGCAAGTACAAGGAAGCCTTGGGTCAAGCCAAACGTCTGGGCGATGGTCTCGAGAGGATGGATTCCTACCGCAGTGGCCAATACCGTCAAAAGGTCACCTAATAAATGTCAATCCTTCAAGGTCAGACGACGAGCTTCAAAGTTGGGCTGTACAACGGGCAGTTCAATCTTGCCTCAGACACCATCAAAATGGCGCTGTATACAGGCAACGCCAACTTGAACCCCAGCACTACTGCGTACTCAAGCACCAACGAGATTACTGGTACGGGCTACACCGCTGGCGGTCAGGTCATGACGGGCGTTACGATCAGCTACGATGCGACAAACAGCGTGGCCTACGTTAACTTTAATAACGTGGTTTGGAATCCTGCGGCCTTTACTGCACGGTGTGCTTTGATTTATGATGCTACAGCTTCCAATGCCTCGATTGCTGTGATTGACTTTGGCGCAGACAAAACTTGTGTCAATACGTTCACGGTAACGATGCCAGCCAATACTTACTCAACTGCCCTTATTCGGAGCGCTTAATGCTAATTACGACCACTAAAGGGATCATGGATGATTCCAAACTTGAGAAAAAAGAAGGTTCGTTGGATAATGACAACGAGATCACCACGTGGGTTGAGTACTGGTTAGAAGGCGAACTTGTGCATCGTTCTGTGCATGTTCACTTAAAGAAAAATGTGGTTGCTGAAGGCATCCAAGCAATGTTAGCTTAAAGGAAATATCATGAGTAACACACAAGCAATGTGCACCTCTTTTAAGGGCCAGCTTCTTACTGCAACCCACAACTTTGGTACTGCTCCTACTCGCGGCACAACTGCGGCAGACACGTTCAAAGCGGCTTTGTATTTGGCATCGGCTACGCTGAACGCATCGACCACGGCATATTCTGCTACTGGCGAAGTGTCTGGTACTGGCTACACGGCTGGTGGTATTACGGTGACTAACGGTACGGCCCCCACGACCAGCGGTACAACTGCATATTGGACGCCTTCTGCATCATTGGTCTATACCACCGTGACGTTGACTACTGCGTTTGATACTGTGTTGATCTACAATTCCACGCAAAGCAATGCGGCTGTTGGTGTGTTTACCTTTGGCTCACAAACTGTGACTGCTGGTACTTTCACTCTGACCATGCCTTCTAATGCTGCTGGTACTGCGCTGCTGAACTTGGCTTAATTTTTTAAGGGGGTAAACCATGTTTGGTTTTACCGCATTTGCGGCGGCCCCTTTTGCGTCAAAATCTTCAGTCTTTGCCACTGCGTTAAGTGGCGTTACATCGACTACATCGGTCAACTCTGTTTCTCCGAATGTTTCGATAGCCTTATCTGGCGTTAGCTCTACAACTTCAGTTAATTCGCCAACGGCTGGTTTAGTTATCCAGCTTTCTGCTGTTACATCGACTACATCGACAGGCACAGTAACACCCAACCTAAGTTACGCTATTTCTGGCGTAACAAGTACCACCTCAACGGGTACTCTTACTGAAGGTCAGTCAGAACCTATTTCTGGCGTAACGGCTACTGGATCTGTAGGATCGTTAACACCCAGTGTATCTATCGCTGTAAGTGGCGTTACGTCCACGACTTCAGTTGGTAATGTTCTGGACCTTGATACTGGCAGCATTTCTGGGGTTACAAGCACAACATCGACTGGATCGGTCACACCCAGCAAAACAAACGCCTTAACAGGTGTCAGTTCTACTACTTCTGTAGGAGCGGTGGTTAGCAACATCACCATCGGGCTATCTGGGGTCACAAGCACAGCATCTGTAAATTCAGTTACAGCTGGTCGGTCATCTGCTCTGAGTTCGGTCACTTCAACGGCGCAGACAGGGACCATCTTTGCTTTTACTTTGATCGGAATATCTGGGGTTACAAGTACCACGTCTACAGGGACGATGGTAGCCAGTGTTCCGGTTACGGTTGCTATTACGGGAGTAAGTGCTACTGCATCTGTAAACAGCTTGCAACCGGGCGTATCTACGTCCATAATTGGGCAGGTCATCACTGGGTCTGTAGGTACGCTTGGGATCGTTAATTGGGTTCTTATTGATGATTCAGAGAACGCAAATTGGACGACCATAAATGATGCAGAGGCGGCAAGTTGGGCAGTTATTAACAATGCCCAAACAGCTTCATGGGCGGCGACCAGCGATTCATCTACCCCGGGTTGGTCTACAATTGATGACTCAGAAACGGCTAACTGGGAACTCGTGGAAACACAATAAGGATTTATCGTGGCATTAGTTTTAGCAGATCGAGTTCAGCAGACAGGTTCGGCCAATACCACGGTCAGCTTTACGCTTTCAGGATCTGTAACTGGCTATCAATCGTTTTCGGTTATTGGTAACACCAATACGACTTATTATTCTGCAACAGACTCTTCTGGAAATTGGGAAGTTGGTCTTGGTACTTACTCCACAACTGGCCCAACGCTAACCCGCACCACAATTTTTTCGTCTAGCAACTCTGGCAGTGCAGTGACGTTTAGCGGCACGGTCAATGTGTTTGTTACTTTCCCAAGTGAAATTGTCTCTACAGCTCCAGTAACCGTCACAACCAGTACATACACCGTTGGTACAACTGATGTATGGATCATTAACAACTATGCTGGTACTATGACGGTGACGCTGCCAACTGCTGCTAGTTATTCAGGGCGTGTTTTGAATTTCCAAAACTACCAAGCCTATACGGTGGTGTCGGCATCTAGTAACGTAGTTCCAATAGGCGGCGGCAGCGCCAGCACTGCCATATTAAATGCAATTGTTGGAGATCAATGCACTTTGGTGTCTAATGGAACCAACTGGGTTTTAACTCAATACATACCTAACAACATCTTGTTGCAGGGCTAATCTATGACCACTTACTCACAAGACCTACGACTCTCACTTATTGCTGATGGCACTCAAGTCGGCACATGGGGAGACACCACCAACGCTAACTTAGGCACTCTCATTGAGCAAGCGATTGCTGGTGTGTCAGGCGGTCCTAGCACTACTGGTACGTATCCATCTATTACGATGCCATCGGATGCTAACTATGCTCTGACGGCCAATAATGGGGCGGTTGACCAAGCTCGTAATGCGGTCATTGTGATTAACAGCACTCCAACGCTTTCACAAACACGTTACATCATTGCGCCAGCCGGGGCCAGCAAAGTCTACATCGTTAAAAATAGTACATCAGGTAGCCAAGCAATTGCTATGTCCTACGGGACAACCAGTTCTCCTACGGGGGCTGCGGTAAGCGTAGCCAATGGAACGACCAGCATTGTGTATGGTGATGGCACAAACTTTTACGGCGTTAGCGCATCTGGTGGTGGCGGGGGTGGTAGTAGCATTGCTATTAACGAACAAGCGTTTGTAGCCACAGCAGGCCAGACTGTATTTAATCTGACCAGCTTCTCGTATACACCCGGCATCAATTCTTTGCAGGTCTACGTCAACGGCCTGAAACAAGTTCTGGGTGAAGCGTATACAGAAACCTCCACTACATCTTTTACGTTTGTTACTGGCTTAAATGATGGTGCTATTGTTGAAGCCCTTGGTGGTGCGGCATTGGCTCAAAGCATTTCGGCCTTAAATGTAGCCTACAACGAAGGCGGCACAGGCGCAGTAACCACTACGGTTCAAGCTAAGTTGCAGCAGACTGTTAGCGTTTTAGATTTTGGTGCTAAAGGTGATGGGACAACGGATGATACAGCAGCTATTCAAGCAGCGTTAAATACTGGCAATTCAACTATTTATTTCCCATCTGGAACTTATTTAATTAGTTCCACAATTTCACCTAAAACAAATCAAGTTTTGCAAGGTGAACACGCAACGATTACGACTACTAATAGCAATTACATTACAGCAATTACTATTTTAAATGCGCCAAATGTCATTATTCAAAACTTGATTATTGATGGTAATGCTTCAAACAATGCTTTCGATACAGGAATTTTGGTTCAAGATAGTTATAACGTCTTGATTCAAGGTTGCACAATTAAAAACATTGGCAATTCTTCTCCTGAGTATGGGTTTGGCATTAAAACCAAAGGCACTACTGATGGCCCTGCAAGCTCCAGCAACGGTGCGCTTAATCTTAAAATTTTGGGTAATAGCTTTTACAACATCAAAGGCAATGGCAACAATGCTGGCGATTTCATTTATTTGCGAGATTGTGCTGATGTGTTGATTGAAGGCAATTACATGGACACTTGCGCTCGCATGGGGATTGCAATTGTTGACTATGCCTTCAAGATTGACATTGTTGGAAACAACATTAAAAACGTCTATTTGTCCGGCATTGACATTGAGCCAAATACTGACGGCGACAATGGTTATGTAAGTATTAGCAGCAACATCATTCGCAACTATGGATGTAAACCTGCGGGTTATGTTGGAACTCAATACAACGGCATTGACGTGCATGAAGGCACAACAAAAGTTTTGATTGATGGCAATATGATTATTGCTGAAAACTCACAAGCGGTTGCTGGTGTTTACGCAATCAATAATTCAGATCAGATTGTCGTTTCTAACAATTCTATTCTTTGTGATGGATATGGGGCAAATGGTATTTTGTTGTACGCTGGTAGCGGGGCTGTTGATCTTGTTATTACAGGCAATTTGATTTCTGGTTTTACTGCAAAAGGAATTGATTGCTATAACAACGGTCGATTTGTTATTAACAGCAATTGGATTTATTCGACTGCTGGCACAGTGGGCATTAATGCCAATGCTGGTGTTGACATTCAAATTAACGGCAACATTGTCAGAATGACTTATTCGTCCGGCACTTACGGCATTTATGTGGCTCAAGGTTCGCAAATGAACATGAGCAACAATTCTGTTGAAGTCGCTGCTGGTGTTGGTTTGTATATGTATGCTTCTGGCACAACTACTTGTCACCTTGCCGTGGTGGTTGGCAATTCTGCAAGCAACACAGGCACAGGCGCAAACGGTATTGAAGTGCTGACCGCTGGCTCTGGCGTTATCAACAATCTTTCTTATTCAAGCAATTCGACTTACAACTTTACTGTTCCACAGATTGTTTCCAACACAGGTTCGGGTATTACTGGCGCTTGCTACTTTAGCGGCAGCGGCTCACCTAACAGCGTTTTGACAGCACCTCTTGGGTCTATTTATACCAATCAGTCGGGTGGCTCTGGCACTACTTTGTATGTCAAAGAATCCGGCGCTGGCACAACTAATACAGGTTGGGTTGGCAAGTAATGTCTAACTCAACCATATCGGCACTAAGTTCGGCATCTACCCCGCTAACGGGTAGCGAAATTGTGCCTTTGAATCAATCTGGCGTTACAAATAGCGTATCAGTTGCTAATTTAACTGCTGGTCGTGCTGTTAGTGCTGCTTCTTTAACTACAACTGGCAAAGTTGGTGTTGGAATAAGTGCCACTTATCAGCTTGATGTTAAAGGTGGCACAAACGTAACTGGTAGTTGGTATACAACTGCTCGATTTGAAAACTCAGCAGCTACTCAAGGCATTCATCTTGGATATAACACAAGCACTACAAACTCAATGGTTGTTGCTGTGGAGCAAGGCTCTGGGCTTGAACTTTGGACAAACAATAACGCTGGTGGCGGTTGGACTTCTAAGTTTACTGTTAGTGCTAATGGTGATGTAACTTTCACTACAGGCAACGTAGTCCAAGGCACAGCAGGTAAAGGCATCAACTTCACAGCCAACACTCCCGCATCGGGGATGACAAGCCAGAATTTGAATTGGTATGAAGAAGGTACTTGGACACCATTGATTTCTGCAAATGGGTCAGGTAGTCCTGCATTTGTTTCTACTACTGCAACAGGCCGTTATGTTCGTGTTGGAAAAACAGTTACGTTAACTTGTGTTTACACTTATACAAGTATTGGCACAGTTGGGAACAACTACGCTTTTATGACTGGTTTGCCATTTGCAAGTGCAAATAATTCAACACCAGCAATTTCATCAATTCAAATTTTGCAAACTGCATTTGATACAAAAAATTATCAAGGAATTGTTTTGAACAATAGTTCAGTTATTGCGTTTCAATATAACAATGGTGGCGGAACGCTGTACGCGGGCGCGCCATACATGGTTGGAAATTCATTTCCTGCGGTTGGTACAGTAGGATTTGTCATAACGTATATTTGTGCATAAGGATTAAAAATGTCTCTGACTAAAGCATCATTTTCAATGATTACAGGTGCACCATTCAACATTCTTGACTATGGTGCTGATGCCTCAGGCGTTAATGATTCAACTACCGCAATTCAAGCTGCAATTACTGCTTGCGCTGTATCTGGTGGCGCTGTTTATATTCCAGCAGGAACTTATAAAATCACATCGTTTTTATCTGTTCCTTATGGCGTTTCAATTTATGGTGCTGGAGCAACCGCCTCAATTTTGAACTGCAATAGTTGTGATGGTATTCACTTTACATCTTTTGGTTATCAAATTGGAAGTATGTTTTATCAAGATTTTGGTTTAACTGCTTCTAGCGGGTCAAACTATGCCGCTATTGTTACCAACACAAACGCATCGACTCAAGACGGTTTGTATTTAAATCGTTTGCGTTTCTATGGTTGGAACCAATGTATTGTTTTAAGATCCGATTGGAATTGCACAATTTCAGAATGTGTTGGTCAAAATATCAATCAAGGCATTGAATTAGCTGGTTCTAGTGGTACTGCTCTTGGAATTAGAATTATCAATAACAGGTTCACCTATGCTTCCGGTGGCTCTGGCAGCGCTTCTCCGATAGGAATTAACTTATCAAGTGCATCATCTGTGACTGAAAGCATCCATATTTTGTCAAATCAAATTTATGGTTTTGCCACCAACATCTATATTGGCGTTGGATTGTTCGTTAACATTATAGACAACGATTTAAGCGGCTCTAGTCAAGTAATTTACGCAATAGACCCTCGTGGCGGGTATAACATCTGCGATAACTATATTGAAGTTACTGGTACTGGAACAGGGCTGTATATGCCCTCAGTAAACACTCAAAATTTACAATATAGAACAACTATTCAAAATAACAATTTTGTTGGTAATGGTTCTGCGCCTGCTTATGGTTTAGATATAGGTGAGGGTGGCGGTAATTATCAATGGGAAATTTTGATTGATAACAATACGTTTGTTGGATTTCATTCGCAAGATATTAGAATTATTGCTCCAGGTTATACAACAATCACAAATAATCGTTGTGTTTCTACGTTGACCACATACAGCATTTTATTTGACACTATTTATGGGCCTCCTGTTATTGCAGCTAACAATCTTTGCGAAAAGAGCATTTATGTTAGCAATGTTGCTGACTACACGGGCGGCAAACTTGTTTTGACGAACAACGTAGAAAATAACGTATTCCAATCAAATAAACAATCTGCGTCTCCTACTACTGGAACATGGCGTGTTACTGATGTTGTAATGAATAGCGCCCCTACTGTTGGTCAGCCTAAAGGTTGGGTGTGTACCGTTGCTGGCACACCTGGAACTTGGGTATCTTTAGGTAATCTGTAATGACTATCACTTACAAATGGTCAATTCCTAAGATGACGGTCAACCCATCTGTTGACGGCAAAACCGATGTGGTGATCTATGCCGATTGGATGTGTGTTGGCACAGATGACGTGAACAATTTGACCGCTGCGGCTGCTGGAACTGTTAAGTTGGGTGAGCCAGCTAATCCATTCACAGCTTACAACGACTTGCAAGAGTCTCAAGTTTTGGCGTGGTGTTTTGAGCCTATTACCTATACGGTAACTAACCCAATTGACAACACAACCACTACAATTACGACCAATCTGCAACCAGATACAGAAGCCCAAGTAGCGGGTCAATTAGCTCGTCAACTGGCTGCTATTTCTGCCAATCCTCCTTTACCGTGGGTCAAAAATGGAAACGCCAATTCAGCCATG